CCTTGACCGGCTCGACAGCTTTCGGCGGCTCTTGAGAATCCGCAATGCGGAATTTCTTGGCGGACTGCACTTCCTGCGCAAAAATACGCGGAAGCTCCACCACGGCACCCACCTTGAGCACCTGACCTTGGAAATAGAACGCGCGAACGACGGTGCCTTTGACCGTCTGCGCAAGAACATTTGCTGACACGTTTGATTCCTCCGGCGCCGAAACGCCGCCGCTCACGAGCGCACCCGAAGAGGTGGTCGTGAGCGGCGGCATTTACACGCCTCTCCGATCAGGTGATGGTCGTGGCGCGCGAGAACGCGAACGGACGGCGCACGCCGATGTCGAGCGAGTACATCGCTCGAACACCCACGATGCCGGCCTGGAAATTCGCGTACGGGTTCACCTCTACTTCGAGGACGCCCCACTCACCGATGACCAACTCCTGCCAGTCGCCGAAGATCATCGTCGCAGCCGTGAGCTGGTTCGATGTCATCGCCGGGAAGTTGAACAACTGGCCGTCCCAGATGTTGCCCTTCCACAGCCGCTCGGTGCCCGTGCTCGGCAGTTCCGGCCGAATCATCAGCAGCGCCGCGACCGCTGGCGTCGTGACATAGCCGCCACGCAGCGGCGTGACGTTCGCCGTCGCGACATCCGTCTGGAATTCCAGAACACCAGCCGACGCGAGAGACGTGCCCGTGACCGCCCCGATACCGGCCGTGATGGAGATACCGGTCGGCTGACCACCCGCCCCCGTGCCTTCCAGTGCCGCGAGGTCCGCCGCAATGGCGACCTGCTGAGCCAGGTCGTCCGTGACGATGCCTTCCGCACCCGGAGAGGACTGCAACAGAAGCTGCCGGCTGATCTCCGTGTAGGCCCCGACCGTCTTCGGGCTCAGCGCCATCTGCACGAACGTCTGCTGGCTTTCCGTCGCCGTCGAGGCTTCATTCGCGAGCCACACCGCTGTGGCTGCGGCCGACTGGCGCGGCACCGTCACGCTGCCATTGAGTCCGGACAAACGGCGCGCGCCCATGCGAAACGCCACCGAACGGTTGCGCAGCATCTCGATGAACCCGACGTTCTCGGTTTCCACGAGGAAGCCACCGCCGCCGGCACTCGCGACCGTGAGATCGCGCTGCTGGCGCTCGACGGGGCGCTGCATGACCTCGAAGGGCACGTAGAAGCGCTTCTCGTCGGCGACCTTGCCGAGTTTCTGCGCCACCGAACGAGAGCATTCCAGCTCGAAGCCGGCGTTGTCCCACTTGCCGCTCGCCGCCGCCGCAATTGCTCGCGTGAGGCTGAAGCGCTGCGTCTCGTTGGCCGTGAGCCCGAGCTTGGACGCGGGCTGCGGGTTGCTCTTGCCGCGCTCTTCGAGAATGTTCAGGATGTCGTTCGACACCTGCTCCAGCGAATAGCCCTGCCGCACCCACGCGTCGCGGATGTTCTCGCCGATCTTGTTGGCCTTGGCGAGGTTCTCGATCGCACGCACCCGCCCCTGCTCCAGATCGAGCGCGCTGCGGGCTTCGAGCTTCTCGCGTGCTTCACGTTCTGCACGCTCGCGGCTCTCGGGGGTTGTCACCTTCTTTTCGGCGCTTTCGCCCGCCGCGGCTTCGGTCTCATCAGCCATTTTTTTCTCCTTGAAAACGGCGGGTTTCGCCGGGGAAGACATCCGCGAAATGCGGACATCGAATTGCTGGCCAGCATCGGACCTGCCGATACCGACCGTGGGATCTGCGGGAACGGTCACGATGGATACCTCGTAGGGTTCCCAATCGGTGGCCGTGAACCGGTTGCCTTTCTTGTCTTCTTCGACCTTGTGCAGCCGATAGCCGAGCGAGACGTTGCGCAAACCGCCCTCGATCATCGAACGCATCTCGTTCGCACGATCCGTGTCGAACAGATGCGCATCGACCATCAGCCGATCACCATCCACGCGCGCGACATCGACCATGCCCAGCGGCTCGTTCATGTCGTGGTTGAACAGCAGCGGCATGGCGCCGCGCTTGGCGCGATCCAGACGGATGGAATCCTTGCCGTGATCGAGCACTTCCTCGCCGAAGTACCGATCGACCGGATGCGTCGAAGAAGCAGAAAGTTTCAAGCGGTATGGACCGCTCTCCTCCTTGCGCAGCTCGAAGTCCTTCACCTCGAGCTCTCGCGTGAGAGCCGGAACTTTGATGGTCTCAGGCATAGTTACCTCAGAAATGAAACGACCCGCTTTGCGGGCGGGTCGTTGGTGGAATCTTCCGCCGTCTCGGGCGGGTCGTCGGGCGGTTTCGGCTCGGGCTTCGCGTCCGCCGTGTACACCTCGGGCGAGGTGTCGAATACGAGATCACGATCGGCGATCATCTTCAGTTCCTGCTCGCGCTCGTCCAGCACTTCCTCGATGTCCCGGCCGCCGGAAGTCTGTGCAATGCCGTCCGTCAATGTCGTCATGCCGGACTTGATCGCCGCTTGGTACGCTTCGACTTCCTTCGTCGGGTCGATCCACGACCAGCCGCGCGGCTTGAAGCGCGCCAGTTCGTATTTGCCGGGGTCCGCCGCGTAGGCTTCCACCGGAATCGACGCGATAGCGCGCGACAGCACCGCCGCTTGCAACCACTCGCGATGCAGTTGCTCGCGAAAGTCCCGGATGAACCACGTCTGGTAGAACCGCCACAGATCCCGGTCATCCAGCAGCGCAAGCCGCGAACTCGAGTAGTTCGACTGCGAGTAATCGCGCGACAAGCTCTCGTAGCTGACCCCCGTGCCGGCCGCAATTTCGCGCAGCATGTAGCGCATGAACGGGTCCATCGCCGGATTCGGCGCGGTGGGCGCCATGGCGTTGAACTTCTCGCCGGGGTTCAATCGCTTGAACACGCCGGGCGCGACTTCCATTTCCACCGCCCCATCGACCTGTTCTTCGCCGAACGATGTCGAATCCTCCGGTGTTTCAATGGCCCCGACACTGCACGCTTGCGTGCGTGCGCGGACAATCTCGGCCTCGCTGTAGCCGTCCATGTCGTTCAGGCGACGCAGGGACGTGTGCAGCCACGGCTCCCCGCGCGTCTGTGGCCAGCGGTCGATCACCGCCAGGTGAATGATGTCAGCGGCCGGGACACGTTCCAGCCGATCCGTTCCGCCGCTTGAAAATCGAAACTCGCTCGGATGACGCTCGCGGACGTAATAAGCGACCGGACGGTGGAAGCGATCCACCTCCACGCCCAAGCGCACCTCGTTTCCGTTTTGCGGCGCAAGGTGCGGCGAGGTGAACTCATCTGCAAGACGTTCCGACTCGATCAGTTCCAGCGCCAGCGGCACACGCGAGTTGCCGAACGCACGCCGATGCAGCCGAACGACCACCTCACCGGCATCGAACACCTGCGCCATGAGCGCGCGTTCGAAGTTGCCGAAGTGCAATCGACCGCCCGTGTGGCAGGAATCGGCCCGGCACCAGTCGTACCACGCCCATTCGATGTCATCGTTCACCCTGTCGTTGAACGAGTCGCGCGATGTTTTCACCTGCGCCTGCAATCCGATGCCCTGGCCGATGACGTTGTTAACTACCACGGTTCGGGCGCGCTTGGCGTAACTGGCGTCGCGGATCAGCGCGCGGGAACGATCCCTCAACACCCGTAGCGACGTGACCAGTTCAGAGTCTGCGCTGGTCGATCCCGGATTCCAGTCGCTCGTCAGCCTCGATGCGCGCGCGTTGGCGTACATTCTCTGCCCGCTTGCGCGGGATCGTGCGACGGAGCGATGGCTTGCCGCCGCTTTCGCGGCCGTTTCGATCTCGACCAGCCGCGCCTGTCCGAGCGGAGTGTCCCAGACGGTGTTAGCCACGGGCGAACCTCGTGCGAATGTTGCGACCCAAACCGGCCTTATCGCCCTTCTCCTCGGTGCGCACTTCGGCCTCCAGTTGGGTTTTCCACTCGCGCAGCTCGATCAGCGGGATGCGCGAGATCGACCGGCCGTTCAGACTCATCGAAAGCTGATCTCTCGACGCGCGTCCCAGCAGCGTGGCCGTGACCGCATCGAGCATTTTCCGCGCATCGCTGCGCCAGTCCCGCCGACCTGTTGCAGCCGGGTTCGCCGTGACATCCAGCCAGCCTTCCTCGCCCGCCACCGTCTCGACGATCGCGCCACTGACCGCGCGAGCGAACCAGCGGTAGCGGCCCGGCGCATAACCGGCAGTATCCGTCGCCGCGATCGTGACGCTGTGAACCGTCCCATCGGCCGTCGCGGCCACACTGAACTCGCCAGCCGGACATTCGAAGTAGTACGTCAGCGTCCATGTCCCGGCCGGGTAGTCCGGTAGATCACGGGTCCAGCGCCACGTGTCTCCGGCGATCAATCCAGCAGGCACAGACGTTTCGATGCTCACCACTTCCTCCAACCCTTGACGAAACTGGACCCACTTCTCTGCGGAACTCTGATCACCGGCTGCGCCAGGGGCTTCGGTTCGTTCTGCGCCACCTGCGCCGCAGTCGCCGCGCCTGGCGCGCGCTTCACCCGCGTATGCAGTCCCAGCGAGTACGCAATCGCCACCGCCCCGGCCTCGCAGTCGAGGTAGTGGTTATCCTTTCGCACCCGCAGCCAGATCGCGTGACCGGACGGCTTAAGCACTCGCGCCTCTGCGGTCACTTGCTGGCAGTAGTCTTCCGTCACATCGGACGGGACAGCCCACCCACCGGGTTGATCCTTCGGCCATTCGAACCGCGCATACACCCAGCTCTTGAAGAAGTCGGTGTCCATGTGCCAGAGCTGCAATCCGTTCTTGACGGTTTTGCCGCGCACGGTCACGTCGATCAGCGAAGGGCTGAGCGGTTTCGTCATCCGCTCGCGGCCCTTCGTCGGCAGCGCCCAGCCCTTGAAGCGGCGGCAGAACTCGTAGACCCGGTTGTCCGGCGTGCGCTTGGCGTCGCCCGGTCGGTATCCCGAATCGACGCCCATGCGCTTGATCCGCAGCTCGCCGAACTTGCGCTCGCGAAACTCGCCGAGCCGCTGCCACACGTCCTCGAGCTCGGTGTCGCCCCACAGCTCGCCGGCCTCGATCAGCCACGACTGCATGCCCGCGCCCCAGCCGCGCACGACATAGACCAGCCGATCTTTCTGCACGTCGACAAAGGCCGTGACCGTCTCGACGCCACCCGGAACTTGACCGGCGGTGTACTCGCCGCACAGATCCCTGATTCGCTGCCACGGGGGGGCTTCACCACCGACCCGATACAGTTCGCCGAAACGGGTGTTAATCACGGCCCGAATACGATCCGGGTCGCCACTCCCAACCGCCTTGATCCAGTCCGACGCCCGCTTTCCGAGCGTCACCCAAGGCGACATCAGGCCAGATACCCAGAACGACGCATCCGCCGCTTCCGGTGCATCCCCGACCACCTCGCCACCTTCGACCTTCTGACCGGGCGCAAGGTAATGGCCGCGTTCGTTCATCCACGTCTTTTGGTGATCGTGGATCTGCACACCACATCGCGCACACGTCAGCCGCGCCTCTTTCAAGGCTTGCCGCGCCGTCGAGTCCTTCGGCCACCACAGCAGCTTGAAGCGCGGAACGAAGTACTGCTCACACTCAGGGCACGGAACGGCCCACTCGAAGCGCGTCCCTTCCTGCCACAGTTTCCACGACGGACTCGCAATATCCTCGGGTTTCGCCACCTTCCAGTGCTCGATGCCCGTGTCCGGGTGGATATAGGTCTCGACGTTCCCCTCGGTCGGCGAAGAGGTCACGATCAGCCGCCCGTCCGGGTAGGTCGAAATGCGAGCTTCCGCCAGCGTCGGCGCATCACCCTCGCCCGGAATCGCTTCCGTGCGATCTACCTCGTCGACCAGCACCGTATGGGCCGGCTGAGACGCCACCTCAGTCGACGACCCCAACCATCCGAGGCGCAACGTCACCCCCGCTACGCGCTTGACCAGTTTCTGAGCGCGGCGTCCGTGCAGGGTCTTCGCCCACAGCGACGGCGCGGACTTCAACATCTGCGCCACGCGCGGCTCGATCACGCCGTCGATGTTCGACTTCGTCGGCCCCAGGTAAATGATCGGCGCCGGATCATCATCCAACTTGTGACCGATGACGTTGAACAGCGCCTCGGTCTTGCCCATCTGCGATCCCATGATCGCAGTGATCTGTCGATACCTCGGGTCCGAGCACGCATCCATGACCGGGATGCAGTGCGGCGTCCTACTGCTTCGCCACCTTCCGGGCTCGGCGCTTCCGGCCGGCAGTATTCGCGTCTGATCCGCCCACTGGCTCGCCGTCCGGTTCGGCGGCGGTTTCACTACGCTCGCCGTCTTGCGCCAGACGATCGAGAGCGTCCGCAGTGCGGAGGCTGAACTGCGCGGCTCCGTCCCGGATTTCTCGCATCTCGGCGAGTAGCTTCGTGCGGATGAGTCCGGGATCGGTGATACCTGCAAGTTCATGTGCTAATCGACCCGATACAGCGTCGTGCGCCTGCGCGAGATGCGCGGCCAATCCCATCAGCGTTTCCTCGATCAGCGCCACATCGATCAGCCGGCCGCGTCGCGCTTCGTTTTCCATCGCGACCTTGTCGGCCTGCTCGCTGGCCAGGCGCTCGCGCTGAGAGCCCGGCGGCTCGCGGTGGTTGATGACCCACGGAATTGCGGCAGCCGGATCGATCTGAACTTCGCTGCCCGGCCGGCGCGTGCGCTTCGCCGGCATCCCGGCGTCCATCCAGTTCGTGACCGTGGCCCGCGAGACGCCGCAGAATTCTGCAAATTTCGCCCGCGTGATAGAGTTTCCGGCGTGCATCAGCGGTCAGAGGTCAGCAACTTTTCGGTTCATACATCCAAAAATATCGGGGTTAGCACGACC